TGCGTGAGCGGCCCAAATTTAGTTCATGTAGTCACGCGAGGAATTGTTAACCTCAAAAGAACACTACACGTCTAAAATATACAATTTCGGACATACGCTATAGAAATTTGCGACTCAAAGTAAAAATCCAAAACCCAGGCAAGATGCGAACATCTTACTAGGGTTTTGTATATAAACCTTTGAGCTACAAATAGCACAACGTAAGATGTGTAAACATCTCATCCAGGAAATGAATGTTGTAATTCATTACCCCTGCTCAGCCGCCGAGCAGTATCCTGACTTTCTCCCATGAGAAAGCCTCTTATGACATTTTAGTGACTGTCGTCATCCCCATATGCAAACATATAAACATAAAAATATAAAAATATAAACAAAATTGCATACAAATAGTCTAGACCGAACCCAAATTAGTCTACGCTGGAATGGGGTTGTTATAAGAATAGTAAACAGGTGCACCTATGAAGAGACCAAGTTGGAAATCTTCTGCGGTTGCAATATATTTATCTATTCTTTGACCCACTCTATCGTCAAATACTTCATTTGAAAGTTCATGTCCAGAATGAGCGCTACCATAATAATTGGTATCGCGTGCTGGCACAAAACGTTGACCAGCGGTGTAGAAAGCAGTTTCATACTCCAGACAAGGATTATTAGCTACAGGTGTGAGACCCGTTCCTCCAGTGGAGGCACGAAGTGTTTCCTGCATTTTCTTTCTCCTATCGCCAATATTTGCATTATCCAAAGAATGTGACGATTGACCATTAGAAATGCCTTGGATATTGTGTCTAGCTACGCCAAAACTACCAAGAGTATTTGTAAAACTCCCGGTAAGAATTGCTTTATGACGCAATCCACCACGTCTACATACAAATGCAGGTGTTAACCAATTAAGTAAAGTCTGAGTACAGAAATTATATGGTTGACTTCCACTTCCTACAAATGGAAACCCTGCATCATCTGCATTCGGATCCCAACCCCTATAGTACGGAAAATCCGTCAAATCAGTGGTTACGAGTCGAATTCCTGTACCAACTTCACTAGGCCACCAGGATGAGTGATAAGTATATCTCCGCAACATATCGCGAAAACTAACGATTCTCTCACCTTGATACACTAAATATTGATTATCGTCAGGGACCATTCCAGATCCATCCCCAAAGGTTTGGATCTCATTAGAACAATCTGGAGCATTAGATGCATCATTAGAAGTGGCTAAAGTATCTGGCATTTCTTCAGCCTGTGGTTCGTAAACTTCTGACTGCTCAACAAAATACGAGGTATTTTTCAAACCCGTAGTTGAGGGAACAGCAAACGCCAGATCTTCTCCTCCACTTACCCAAACTTGAATCTTAACATCAGCTGCAGTAGTACTAGGAGTTGCCAACTCGTTAACAACGTAAACTGACAAACTTCCATTATCAAAAACAGTTCCAGCAGATACATTAGCAACAGTGTCAAAAGTAGTCATGAGTGGATAGAAATCTGCACCGTAAAGAATATTCCAAGCACGAATATCGGCCCATTTCACCTCATTCAAAATCACGATCTTCAGAAATGTCGATAGTAGTAGAATATACTTGATTATAAGCAACAGCCCCAGAGTTATTGGACAAAGGATTATAGACTAACCTAAGTCGTCCTCTATGGTATTCCGAACAAACAACATTGAAACGAAATTTAATAGATCCTTGCCAAGCCTCAAAAGGTGCTGAGGCAAACGCCAAAGCAGTTGGATGAATTTCAGTACCAGTAGGATGCGGCAAAGTTTGAACTAAACCAGGAGTTACTAGTATGGAAGCTAGTAAATCATCAGCAGTTGCCGATTCGGCCCAATCAAACTGTTGCCAAAAACTTGGTCTCTGTGCAATTGCACTAATAGCAAGTTCATCCTCACCACCTAATCCCATAACCCTTGTATCGATAGACAACTCATTCTTTGAATCAAGTGAAAGCTTAAACAAAGTTTCTGGAGTGTCGGTGTTACATAAATTGCCCATATAGCGTGGTACGTATGGATGAATATCTTCAAGATTCTGCGGCCTAGAATAGCCAAAAATCTTAGCAACTTGTCCAATACGTGTAGCAACCATAGAGGTAGCTTTTGCGTATGGCGCAATAACTGGGATTTGAGAAAGAACATTAGCAGCATTTGCAATAGCAGAAGCTGGTTTACTAATAAGTCCATCTTTGGTAAATTCATCATGAGATGAAGTATTATTGACTTTTCTAGAAACACCATTCTTCTTCTTTTTACTTGCAGCTTGTTCTTGGTAAGTGGGAAAACCAAATTCGTCAAGTTCTCGATCCGCCACACCTGACTGTGTGACACCTTGAGCCAAACCATCCACAAGTTTAGTGGTAGGAACAGAAAGATTAACATCTTCTGCCCAAACAAATACTGAAACAGTAATAGGATCAGACCCACCATTAGCATGGTGGAGTATATCAAAATCATGGATTGTGACTCTTCCTAATTCAGCGTGCCAATCTGTCGCAGTTATATCCACAAAATTTTCTGGCCAAATAAATGGTAAAAGCATTTCACCACCTTGAGAAGTAGTAGGGTCAAGCATAAAGTGTGGCTTCTGGGAAGCACCAATTAAATCTTGCGAGAAAAAAAGCACGATTCATAGTTACACTATCATTAGCTAAAAAAGGATTATATGACACCAAAGCACGTCCATAATAGAAAGAATTACCATTCAATAGAATCTTCATGCGCAAATGGCATCGTAAATTCCTAAAACGATTGATTTTTTCCATCACATCAATATTAGTGAAAAACTCAGTCCACGGATTAAATACCTCAAATAAGCGAGTACTTTCCGGAGTCCACGAGAATTCCTTAATCTTGACAGGACGACTGAGGAAGGAACCAAGCTCAGCATCTGAAAATCCTGAAAGCTTGGTAGTAACATCAGGTGATGATGAAATGTCATAAGACCATGGTGTGTATCCATCGACAAAATGTACATTTTGTGTTGATACATTATCAGGCGCTTTTGAGACACTATAAGCACCGATAGAGGGACTATTTGAGTCAGCCCCGAGACTCTTTGTATTATTATTATTAATTGAAGTAGGCAAATTTATTATACAACACATCAAGGCAATGCCTGCTGCTCAAGTGTGGGACAATGTTTTATTGGTTGACGAAACCTCCAGTAAAAACCGGTATCCTAAGGGTAGGATGTCTATATGTACAAAGCTTCCATAAAATATATAAACATGTAAATCATAAAATATGTAGTATCCATATATACACAACTATTTTAAACTTAGACTACGAATAGTTCCGGAGTGGTTAGATTTTACGCCTCTCCAAGGCATTTGAGATTTATTCTGAGAAATCCCACTCATCGCCTACTGTAGAAACAAATGCATCTTCATCAGTAACTTCATCAATTTCATCAGGTTCACGTCCAAGATATCTAATCTGGAAATGTTTAAGCCTGTCCTCATAAGATTCAGTTAACATGTTGCAAGAATCAGACATTCCACATTTGAAAGCCACTTCTTTCATTTGCTTTCTACGCAATTCATAGACTTCCTTACCGTGTTGCCACCATTCGCGTAAGGCCCCGTCAATATTTCCAGCAGATTGATCCTCAAGAGAAACAACCTTGGACTCAAGGACGGTATGAAGACTCTTGAAGATAGATTCTTCAGCTAGAGCTCCATGAATCATACCAGTATCCTCATTGAATTTATTCTCACGCTTCAAAAAATCAGCTTCGAGATAGTTCATGTAAGGAGTAGGTTCCGATTCTTTATCTGGCATGGTAAAAACCATATCACGTTCTTTCAGGAAGTCAGCATAAGTAATATGATTAAACCAATCATATCCTGTCTTCACAGAACCTTTCACATCATCACCATAAGTCATAATAGCACATACCTCGCGGAAAGGTTTGGGCTTGCCTAAGTGAGAAGGCCAGAGGTGGAAATATGCACATCTTAGTTGCAAGGAGTTGACAATACAATTAATGTACACAGTCAAATTTTGTCCAGAAGGATTAGATCCTTTATGAATGATAATATCTCCATTGTAAGCTACACAAGAATAAGCAATTTCAGTTGCAACACCCCTCATAATAGTGAGGTCATCTTCAGTGTACCTACCACACTTCTCTGCAATCTCAATTAAAGCAGCAAAAGCGGCGTTAATAAGTTGTGCTGGCATACGGAGATCATACTTACTATAATCTCCCGCCAAAATACGATCTGCACCGTGTTTCTTCATATGGTTTGCTAATTGATCCCATTCAGGACCTTGGGCATTCACACCTACTGCACACTCTGAATCGAGTGGAAATAATGACAAAATACGAGCAAGGGGCAGAAAATATTTACGGACCATCATTTGTGTAGCCCAATCAGCAGCTTGAAAAACCCTAACTTTGTCCTTAGTGACTTTAGTAGGTTCATCCTTAACACAGGCTTTGAAAATGGAATAACATCTCTTTCCTGAAAGTAAGATTTGTTCCATCTTTCTCATTTCCGCAACAATCATAGGATGTGCTTCAGCTGGACATTGAAAATCCGGATAGTCCACCGGGTCCAAGAGTTCAAGCATTTCTCTTTTAGGACCAGATAACGGATAACCCTTAGAGGTACCTTTGGGCATAGCATCAATAAAACGCTTGCCATCTTTACCACATAGAGTTTCCATATCAGTCATGGGAGTTAATTCTGAAAGAACCCATAACTTAAATTTGTCGCGTTTGAAAACACCAATAAGATCATTCACATAATCTTTATATGCTGTCTCTACGAGACTACCTTCAATCCCTGCACTAGGATTGGCTGAATGAGCCAAGGATGCTTGCCACATCCTGGTTCTGTGAAACTTTGGAGCACCATGTTGGTTCTCAACTCCAGTAACTTCAGCAACGGTATCTGAGATGGGTGTTTTACGCACTTTACTCTTTGTATGAGTAACTCTCCTCCCATCCTGTCCCACATATTCGACATTACTGCCAGTGGGAAGATAGTTAATAGGAGACTTCTCATGAATATCCTGAGTAACTAAAACTTGTTTCTCATAACGAACAGTGGGAAAATCACCATTTACAGTAGAGGGAAAAGCACCTTTCCACTTCTTATGTGCTTGGTCCCAAGCTTCTTGAATCTCTTGTTGAGTAACAATTAAAGCTTTTCCTTTTGGAGAATCAGGAATTCCACGCAAATGTACACCTCCTATGCATTTTCGTGCAAAATTGGCAACTACAACACCCATGCATAGTCCTGTAAAAGTGTTGTAAGGCAATGAATAATCATAACCTGCTCCACCAGATTTAGAATCCTTAGTATACGTGATACGAACAGGGTCAGACCTCACAGATCCATCACCATTCTTATATAAGAAATGGCCAGAACCGGAAGCTGTAATTTTATCTGGGAACAAATGACGAATATCAGAAAAAAACTCCTCCTGAAGCAATGTTGACCAAACATAAGTCCTTTCCTAAAATAGGAATCATATAATTAGAAC